TAAACATTATACAAAAATCACTAATGCAAGATAAGCACAACCAAACATCATAAGTAATGCGGTCATTTCGGCTACACAAGTTAAAAAGTATTTCATAACGTATCTCCAATATAAATTAACTATTAGGCATAAGAGTAGAATATATTGCAATATATGTAAAGACATATTGCACTTAAGACCTTTCTTTGGTAGAACTTGTATATGATTGAAGTAATTGACACTAGATGTTGATTTTTAGTCTCCTTAAACTTTGTTATGAAAGCCTCACAGAAATGTGGGGTTTTTTATTTGGTGGTATTTATGAGCAGAAAATATACTGAAAAAGAATGGATCGAGTTCCTGAAGAGAATAGGTGAAGGAAGATCCGCTAGAGATGTATGCGGTAATGATAAGGATATGCCTACATGGAGATTGGTATCAGATAAGCTGAATAGCGACAATGGATTTGCCAGTAGATATGCAATGGCTATGGAGAATAGAGGTCAGGTATATGCAGATAAGATTACCGATACAGTGAATGATATGTTGAATGGAACGATAGATTACAATCAGGCTAGAGTGGCGATAGATGCATTGAAGTGGCAGTCAAGTAAGTTAGCACCGAAGAAGTATGGCGATGTTCATAGGATGGAAGTGAAGCATGAGGCTAGTTATTTGGATGCATTGAAGGAAGTTAGTAAGGTGGTTGATGGTGAGGAAAGTACACTAGATAACGCATTACGCACACGCAAGAAATCGGCAGAAACTAAGACAATTCAATAGGTCGTTACATAACTGACCTGACGAATACTGTTGATATACAACGATTACAGCTAAGGTTAGCCACTTTGTTAGCCACTATTAATATTTATTTAAGAATTTTGCAGGGATATTTTATTTGACCCCCCCTTGATCACATGCAGGGGGTGGTGATGAATATATATACCCCTCTCAATTTCGGTACTGCGAGATTACCCCTTATCTTGCAGGGGTTAGGGGTGGGCATTGAGTAACGCAACTGAGACATTATTAAAATTACACAACGATCCAGTTTTATTCGTTGAAGCTATATTGAAAGCCACCCCCCAAAAGTGGCAGAAGGAAGCCTTAATAGGCATACGAGATAATGATAAGGTAGCCATAAAATCAGGACATGGAGTTGGCAAAACTGCCTTTCAATCATGGTTAGTTTTATGGTGGATGTTAACCCATTATCCTTGCAAGATAGCGGTTACTGGAAATACAGCACACCAACTTCAAGATGTGCTTTGGACTGAGGTCGATAAGTGGTACAGAAGGCTTCCTGAAGGCTTTAAAAGCCAGTTAGAGATCAAGTCTGACAAGATTAGTTTAGCAGGAGCAAAGGACAGCTTCTGTAGCTTGAGAGTTTCGAGACGTGAACAGCCTGAGGCACTGCAAGGGTTTCATTCAGAAAATATGTTATTCATATGTGAAGAGGCTTCAGGTATCCCTGATATTATATTTGAGGTAGCTGAGGGCAGTTTATCGACAGAAGGTGCGAAGGTCGTAATGTGCGGAAACCCAACAAGATCAGATGGGTATTTCTACGAAGCCTTCCATTCGATGCGAGATAGATGGTTTGATTTAACTGTATCTTGTGAAGATGGCGAATATGTATCTGACAAGTTTTTGGAAGATATGAAGTCCAAATATGGTGAAGAAAGCAATATTTATAAGGTTCGTGTTTTAGGAGAATTTCCCACTCAGTCTGACGATGTTTTATTACCTCTTCATTTAGTGGAAGGGGCAACAAAGCGAGACATTGAGGCATCCCCCATGACACCAGTTGTTTGGGGTTTGGATGTTGCGAGATATGGAAATGATAGATCTGCCTTAGCCAAAAGGCGAGGTCAGGAGTTACTAGAGCCGATTAAGACATGGTCTCAAAAAGATTTAATGGAGATGGCAGGCATTATCCTGACTGAATATGAAGCAGTTAGATATAATGACCGCCCCACAGCTATTTATATTGATGCTATTGGGATAGGTGCAGGACTTGCTGATAGATTGAAGGAATTAGGATTGCCTTCTATATCGATTGCTGTTTCTGAGAGTGCTTCACTGAAGGACAAGTTCACTCGTTTAAGGGATGAATTGTTTTGGAATTGTCGTGAGTGGTTTGAGGGCAGGGATGTTCACATACCGCAGGATGATAGTTTAATTCAAGAGATTACTGGTATTCGTTACAAATATCTTTCTACTGGCAAATTAAAAATTGAGAGCAAGGATGAGATGAAACGCAGGGGGCAGAGATCACCTGACGTTGCCGATGCTTTTGTTTTGACGTTTGCTGAAAATGGATCGATTGCAAGTGGAGCAATGAGCAGATGGAACAGTCGGAAACCCCTGAAGGCGAACAGTGCGTGGATAATATAGTTAAATTTCCGAAAAAAACCGAAAAAGTTACGTTTATTCCGAAAGATAAGGAAGAGGACTTTGGTTATGCATTGGAGATGTTCTGCACTATGGCGAATGGTGTTCATATCTCATTGGATCTTAGTTGGCAGGATATAATGATTGCGATGACAGTTGCGACTGCAAATTGTGGTGCAAAGGCGGATTTGTCTGAGGGTCAGTTTATTGAGTATTTAAAGAGAATAGAAGCAGGCGAGTTTAATGAGTGATCCAAAATTAAAAAAATTAGGATTAACCAAATATAATAAGCCGAAACGCACCCCCAATCATAAGACGAAATCTCATGTGGTTGTTGCCAAAGTTGGTGATAAGACAAAGACGATTAGATTTGGTCAGCAGGGTGTAACTGGTGCAGGCGGTAATCCAAAGACGAAAGCGGATAAGATGAGGAAGAAGAGTTACTATGCGAGGCATAATGCTCAAGATCCTAATCCATCAAAGTTGTCTGCAAGGTATTGGTCACATAAGACGAAGTGGGCATAAATTTAAAAAAGGGGAACGATATGCAACATTGTAATGTTTGCACTTACGAGTGGAAATGTACTTCTCGATATAAGTGTTTATTGGGTAAAATTAAGCCTGAAGAAGTTCAGGTTGAGATGCCTAAGTCTATTCCAGTTAAGACAAGTAGAGGAGTTACTATGAGCCAAAATAACGTAGTGCCTCTTAAACCTAAAAAAAGAGGAAGGAAGAAAAAGGATGCCTAATATCGGTGGAAAAAAATTCCCTTACACAAAAGAGGGTATGAAAAAAGCAGGAATGTATAAAGCTAAGATCAAGAAAAAGACAAAAGCAAAGTCTAAAAAGAAGTCTGTATGATTGTCAGGTTTTACAGAAAGCCTCGCAAAGACAGTCCTATCTTAGAATTATCCATTTGTAAGGGTTGTGTAACTCCAAAGTTATGCAGGCAAAATGGCAAGTGCGATGTTCATTACGAAGAACAAAAACTTAAAAGTGATTTGATTAGGAAGTTAGATGAAGAAAAAGCCGAGCAAGAAAAAATCAGTGCCTACAAATCCAAAACTGTACGCACAAGTAAAAGCAGAAACAAAAAGAAAATTTGATGTTTACCCTTCAGCTTATGCAAATGGTTATTTAGTTAAAACCTATAAGGCTCGTGGCGGTAAATATAGGATGGCATAATGGCTAAAACCAAAGGCGGTCTAAGCAAATGGTTTAAGAAGGAAAAGTGGGTTGATATATCCGCACCTAAAAAGGGTGGTGGTTTTGAAAAATGTGGAAGAAAATCTGCAAAGAACTCCACTAGAGGTTATCCAAAATGCGTTCCGACAGCCAAAGCAAAGACAATGAGCAAGTCTCAAATTAAATCGGCTGTAACAAGAAAAAGAGCCAATCCTAAGAGCAAGGTCTCTACTATGGTTAAAAGGAAAAAGTAATGGCAAAAATGACAGATGAGAGATTGGGATCTATTATCCAATCTGAAATTACCGACAGCCAAAATCATTTTGAGACAGAATATTCGTCAGACCGATTAAAGGCTATTGACTATTATTTGGGTGAGCCATTTGGCAATGAGATAGAAGGCAGAAGTTCGGTTGTATCGACTGACTTTGCTGATGCAGTTGAGCAGATCATGCCATCGCTAATGCGTATTTTTACCAGTTCAGATAAGTATGTCAGGTATGCTCCAAGAACTGCTGAGGATGTTGAACGTGCCGAACAGCTAACAGATTACGTTAATTATATTATCAATAATGATAATGATGGCTATCGGATCATGTATAACTGGTTCAAAGACAGCCTGATGTTTAAATTAGGTGTTGTTAAGTATTGTTGGGATGAAACATCTACAGTTCAGGAAGAAGAATATGAAGGCTTAACTGAAGAAGAGTTAGCTTTATTATTAGCTAATCCTGATATTGAGGTTGTTGAAAGACAAGAAAATTTTGTGACTGCCATCAATGAATTAGGCGAAGAAATGCAAGTCGTACAAGATTATGACTTGAAAGTTAAAATTACAAAAAAATCAGGAAAAATAAAAATTGAGAAGGTTCCGCCTGAAGAGTTCTTATTTAATCGCAGGACAAAGTCTTTAGAAGATTGTTATTTTATGTGTCATAAGACAACTAT